TTCAAAAAGTGGGTGGTGTCCCATATAGCAATCTGCCAATCCCTCCCATACATAATTTGTTGTTAGTGATTAATGATTCGTAGAAGTGAAAACAATGTGGATTTGATTTGTATGTTGCGAACCACTGGAACACCACCGATCGTTTTACATCATAAGCAATGTGTTTTTAGTTAGACATCTATTTATCCTTTGCGCTCTTACGAGCGTGGCAGGCGTTGCAGAGAGATTGGAGATTCTCAATGTCGAGACTCGCTCCGCCCTTATTGATGGGAACGATGTGGTCGACCATCTGGGCGGGTGTCATGCGACCCGCTTTGAGGCACTCCTCACACATAGGTTCCTGCTCCAACTTCAAGGCTCGGAGCTTTCGCCAGGATGTGCTCTGGTAGAACACTGTGTTGTGGTGGCGGTAGCCCTCAAAGGGTTTTCGCTGCGGCAACCAGGGGCGAGGTGTAGTTCGTTTTAACTTCGGCATATCAGAAGATCACATTAGGGTCTAACGGCAGATATGCATCCTCAACCTCGTAGCCAATAACACGAGCGACACGCGCCTTCGGAAATCTCCTGCGCAGCGATTCAATATCAAAATCGAAGCGTTGGAAGTCGGCAGTAAAGGCAGGCATACCGATGAGCTCGACATTCCGCGAAAGACTCGCCAGGTCGTTCTCCTCCCACCACAGCATTGAGCCGTTGTGGGTGGCATACTTGCGTCTGCCATCTTTAAGTTTGAAGATAACTCGTTGTGCTTTCATAGTTTGCTATTTTCGGAGGCTCTCTCCCTCAAAGTGAATGGTGCGACAGAGGTGCGCGAGACGATCCATCGTGCGCTCTCCATAGCGGTCGAGAATCTGCACCTCGGTTAAGTTCGTAGTAACGAAGACGGGACGATGGTATCGCTCGGCTGCATTCAACACCTGGTTGAAGCCCTCGCTCTTCTCTCCGTAGTCGTTTATCATAGGCTCGATGCCGAGCTCGTCAATGGCGGGATAGCTATTTGTGAGGAGTCGGGCGAGGTAGGTCGCTGGGCGTTCTCCCCACGCCAATCGCTGGTTGGGAACTTCTGCACTGAAGTTCTGCGCGTGTACGGGTTGCAGCACACGATTTTTCATTCGGAACAATACGGGAAGTACGCCATTCAGAATCACACTCTTGCCACGCCCGCAGTCGCCCATAAGCATCAAACCTTTGTCGTCTGTGTTGGTCATCCAATCGATGACCTCATCGTATTCGGGCAGATGCTCGTAGAAGTCGTAGGTGCGATCTACCTCGCGGAAGATGTAGCGGAAGAGCTGGTCGCAGTAGTCTCGGTTGCCCCACGACCACACCCAACGCTCGTTGATGCGGAGCATGTTCTCTCCCATCATTTTGCCAATAAGTTCACTTACACTTTTCATTGTATCTTGCTCTTTGATTTACTTTTTACCTGCGTTTTTGAGTTTGTCGATATATCGCTGTCGCTTCTGGTCGTCATCGCTCTGGATGATCTGACCAATGCGCTGTCCGTACTGGCGACCATCTGGTGGATGTCCTCGCGCCAGACCATCGCGGAGGGCGAAGATTCCCGCCCAATTGTTAGCCATACTTTGGTCGATGATTTTTTGTGCTGTGTCAGCGTTATTAGACGAGAGCCTGCGAATGAGTGATAGACATTTTCGAGCTCCGAGTTCTGTTTTGTACTCTTCGCGTCTTGATACCTTGTAGTCAAACCATAGCATCATAATCTTCTTCCAGGGCTCTTCGAGTGATTCGAGCCAACTTGTGGCGTTGAAGTTCGGCTTTCGCTTTTTCTCTTTTTGCGCGGAACTTTTTTCTCTTTTTCCCTTTGATGCGATGTCGCCCTGTGGCTCTTCTAATGATGTAAAAATATTATCTCTCTGTTTAGTTTCGTTTAGTTTATATATAGTCCCAACTTGTGTCCCACTTTGTGTTCCAATTTGGGACATATCCTGGGACACAAAATTTTCGGCATTTGTTGGTTGTGTGTCGGCTTGTGTACCAGATTGGCACACAAAGCGTGTCTCGAATGATTGAAGATGATAGACGGAAGAGAGCCTTCCCTCGCGCTCTATGTAGCGGAGCAGACCCGCCTCCTGGAGGCGTTGCCGTTCTCGATAGATTGAGGTGCGCGATAGCTGGGTGCGATTCTCTATGCGGCTGATCGGAATACACAACGACTCCTCCCACCCAGCACGATTGGCGATATACATCAATCCGTGCCAGAGCGCGATGGATGATGGCGAGAGATGGTGTGTCTCCAGCCAATCATAGAAGAGCCGTATTTCCGTCAGGTAGTTCATCGGTACGACTCTGTAACTTCTTTGTTGTCCAATAGTGATTTGTTAAATGGCTGATGCAGATGTGCCGTAGCCAATGCCCCAATGCCGAAATTGTATAGCTGAGTTACACGCAGCACCTCCTCGCGCTGAAAATAGATGCGACCTCCCACGCGAACTCGCTTGATATAACCCTCAATTGACCAGCGGTCAATGGTACGAGGTGTTACACCTATCATCTTGGCAGCTTTGTTCTTTGCGATGTACTCCTCCTCAAAAGAGACCATTCGCTGCGAAGCAATTTTCTCGACCTCGGAACGATATCTCATAAGTTCCTGGCGTATGAATTTTTCGTAATCTTCAATCCTCATAACTCTTCGGTTTTTATCGTTAGCTTTCGGGTGCAAAGTTCTGTATAACAGATAAATAAAATAGGGATACTACAAGTGGTAGTACCCCTAAGAAAGTTTGTAACACGCTGCAAGTCAGAGCCTATTTGGTAGCACTTTTTTCGTCAATAGCGCGCACCATACGGGCAGTAAAGTCCGTGATGCACTTTTTGCGCTGAAGGATTAAATCGCGTTCTTTGTAAGGATTTGACAGCGTGATGTTAAATAGCTGTTCGAGATTGGATATAAGCTCCGCAAATGATATAGGCTTACCATTTTCTGCGAGGATAGCTTGTGTGGCTTCAAGAGCTGTTGCGAGTTCTATGAGGTCTCGCTTTGTGAATTTGTCGTTCCACCGATACGGTGAGCGAGTTGGAGGCGAAAGTGGAGTAAAGAGTTCTGGAAAGGTTAGGCGTTTTTCGTTCTGGGCAATGCAGGTGCGGAGGTTGGCTTTTGCCCGCTTGAGAAGTGTGCGGAGGTGCTCATTTTTTTTTGCCGCACATCGCGCCCTCTAACTGCGCCAGCAGGTCTCGGAGGGTAAAGTCAATGGCAAGGTAACCATTGTCGCTCATCAAAAGGTTGCGCACCTCGTGCTGGAAACGCTCGAACTCAGTGTTGAGTTCCACATCGGTCATCTGACTGCTGCCAGATAGTGCCACTTGCATAAAGCGGCTCTCAAGAATTGCTCTCATAGCTGTTTGATTTAAGTGAGTAAATGTGAATATTTGAAATAAAAAAGTCCATCCTGCCGAACGCAAAATGGACTTTGTAGGTATATAATTGTTGCTGTTTTCTATTCGTTACTGCGGCAGGTATAATTAGTAAGTGACACTTTTACTATGTAAAGTTAATAACTTTTTTTAAGAAAGACACTTTAATTAATAAATTATGTTTAACTTTGTAAGCGTTCAGCTAGCCCACTGGTGGGTTGGGTGGGCAATAACATATTTGAAGGCGTTAACTTGACGTTATCTACCAAACTCAAACTTCGCAACTTTGAACATCAATAGGTAGGTGCGGCAACGATAGCGTCCACATGGGTGTATATTGTGCTACACGCTCAATGCGTGTGGGTCTGTATATCATCTCGACGTGGGCTAGCTGCGTTGCTTATCCTTATTGATGGGCAGCGAAGGCTCGAGTTTGGGATGAGCAAGAGAACAGATCCCACGTCTTTTTTATATACTTGAGTCTGTCTCTTCCTCCACTTTGATGATTTCAAGTTCTAGTTTGCAAGGAACTAAAAAACTTAACATATGCAAATGAAGAACTTTTTAAAGATTGCTGTTGCATTCGCTTTGTGCCTATTCATTGGAGGTTGTATGAATGGCAAAGGTGGAAGTAGAGGAGGTGTCGCCCCTCAGACTCAAACTCAAACACCTCCTGCTGAAGTAATTGGAGAAGAACAGTCTACAACAACTATTGCAGAACATCCAGTGGTTAATGTCTACCTTGAGAATTCTGGTAGTATGAATGGCTATGTGGACAATGGTAAAACATTATTCCAGCAAGATGTATACAACTATCTCTGTGATATTCATATCTCAGGGATTGCTTCGGAGATAAACCTCCATTTTATTAATAGCCAAATCATAAATAAGGGAAGTGTTATTGAAGATTTTATAAATAAATTAACACCAAACTCATTTAAGACAGCTGGCGGAAAAACTGCGACTACTGATATAGCAGAGATTTTCAAGCAAGTATTGTCAAGGACAGATGATAATACCGTTTCGGTATTTATTTCTGATTGTATTTTCTCGCCTGGTAGTGTTAATAATCCTGCCGCATATTTAGCAAATCAGCAGGTGGGCATAAAAAAGTGTGTAGCTGATCACCTGACACAGTATCCTAATTTTGCTGTTCTTGTTTATCAGCTATATTCTAATTTTAATGGCACATACTACGATTACAAGAATCGACCAAGACAATATAATGGAGAGAGACCATATTACATTTGGGTAATGGGTAACACTGCCAATATTGCAAAACTTCGCGCCTATATCCCTAACGAGAAGTTTAGAGGTAGTGGAGTCGCAAATATGTGGTGCGCTCTCAATCACACAGTCAACGATATCAATTATAGTATTGTTTCAAAACCAGTTGCTGGCGACTTTGAGCGAGATTCTAAACATAGCATTTCTGAAATAAAGAAATCCAAAGGAGAATTCGCATTCAAAACTACAGCAGATCTTGCAGTGTTGGAACTAATGCTCGGCAACGACTATTTGATGGATACCAACAATTATTCTCGTCTTATCAATAAATTCGATACAGACGAGTGGTATATCAAGATAGATCGTAATACCAATTCAACATCTCCTGCTACTCATGATATCACATTAGGAACGACTAAGAATACCCTTGCTGGCACTTTGAGTGTCGCTATATGCTGCAAAAGCCCACAATGGTCATCTGATTTAACAGATGAAGACGACTCTACTTTTGACAACGACAATAGTATGAAGACTTATGGTTTGAAGTACATGATTGATGGTGTCCAACAAGCATTTGCCGCCAAGACTTCGGGTGTTTACACAGTTATGGATTTTAAATTGAATTAAGATATGGAGTTCTTTGAATTTTTCTACAAACTAAAGAATTTTTACGGTGTTGAATTGTATGAACACCTAAAGGGTTGGGATGATGCTTTGATGGACTATAACCCAGATTATAATCAGTTCCCATCTATTTGTGTGAGCACATTTGCTATTTGTATTGCTGCGTTTGTGCTGTTCTACTATGTTTTTAACTCTCCAAGATTTAACCGTTGGTGGAGTTGGCTTATAATCTTGCTTGTTGTTGGAGCGTCTGCTTTTGGATGGGGATATCAAGTTGTTAATGTTGATGTTGTAAGTCAAAGTATCGCGCCAAGTTTAATTGCAAAGATAGGCTCATTAAATGCAATTATGTTCGGATTGTATAACTCTTTATTGGCGGCAGTTGTATTTTTAATCCTCTCGATGGTGTTTAGACATTGGAGCAAGAACTGCAAACATAGCCCTTGGACTTCCATTATTTCACGCGTAAATAGAAAATAAGTATGAGCAAATTATATGTTTTCGGAATAGGTGGTACAGGCTCTCGTGTATTGAAAGCCTTGACCATGTTGTTGGCGAGTGGTGTTGATTGCGCTGCTGATACGATTGTGCCAATTATCATTGATCCAGATGACTCTGCAGCGGATAAGACCAGAGCAGTGACTGCGATGGATCGATATATGAAGATTAGAAAGAAGCTAGATTTCTCAACGGCAGATCAGAATAAATTTTTCAAAACGGAGATTTGCCCAGTTGACGGAATGGAAAATTTTGGCTTCCCGCTAAAAAATACCAGAGACTGCTTCTTCAAGGATTTTATCAAGATTGATGAATTAAACACGGCTAATCGTGCTCTTGTAAGCCTTCTATTCTCAGAGAAGAATCTGGATTCTGATATGAAGGTTGGCTTTAAAGGTAACCCCAATATAGGTAGTGTTGTTTTGAATCAGTTTGCAACCTCTCAAGAATATCGAGACTTTGCCAATGGTTTTCAGCAGGGAGATAGAATTTTTATAATCAGCTCTATATTTGGTGGAACTGGTGCAAGCGGCTTCCCTTTATTACTCAAAACCATCCGTTCAGATAGAGATTCTCAGAGTTGGAATTTGATTAGTAATGCGAAGGTGGGTGCAGTTACGGTCTTGCCATACTTTAATGTAAGCCAGGATGATAATAGCGGTGTTGATTCTTCAACATTTGCGTCAAAAACTAAATCAGCACTTGCTTATTACGAGCACAATATCAGTGCCAATGGAGGTATCAATGCGCTCTATTACATTGGAGATAATGTTCCTGCATCTTATGAAAATCACGATGGCGGATCTGAGCAGCGCAACAATGCTCATATCATCGAACTATGCTCTGCATTAGCTATTCTAAAATTTGCTGCGACATCAGATAACGACTTATCTGGAGAGACATTGCATTACGAGTACGGTCTAGATACTGACAAGGCTGATATTGAGCAAATCATATTTGGTGATTTGGGAAGAGAAACTAAGGGTCTAATTCAAAAGCCGATGACACAGCTGTTACTTATGTATAAGTATCTTCTTAATGAGTGCTTAAAAGAATATAAGCATCAGCCATGGGCAATTGACAATAGTTTAGATAGCTCATTCTTTACCAGCGACTTCTACAATGATTTGCTCGACTTGCTCGACAATTATAGAGAATGGTTAATGGAAATGGCTGATAATAATCGAGCATTTAAGCCTTTTAATGTAGAGAGGGTCAAACCTTTGTTTGATATGATCGTTGGGCAGTCTCCAGCAAAAATGCCAACTATGTCATCTAACTATGCATTATGCGATAGCATCCTTAACTCTCCTTGGAGTAAGTGGAATAAGGCTGCAGCTCGTGAACAAAAATTTATTGAGTTATTTTACCGTGCGACTAAAAAATTGGTTGAACGCAAATACAATATGTAATTATGACTAAGGTATTGAGATTACATAAAGAGTCCAATGATAATATAGTGGATTGGGGCTTGTCAAAGCGATATGGAAGAGATGTTATAAACCAGATCGAAGACCCCGCTGGACTTACTGCAAAGAAAGAGATAACCTCTATTCCGTCTCCATTTGCCCGCATAGATTTGGCAAAGACGGCTTTTAAGGCTATAAGTGATTCTCGCTTGTTGGAGGGCGATACAATATATCACAAAATCGTATCTGACAGCCTTGATATTGGCGAGATATTCTTCAACTTTGAAAAGCTGTCTGACAAATTAGAGATTATTGTTTGGGATAGAGATAGAGAGTTGGACAGACTCTGTACTAGTCCTGTGGCGGAACACCAAATCCTGGGTCAGACTCTAAAAATGTATCTTTCACAAGATGCAGGTACATACAACTTTGACGAGATGCAGCGTATATACCTCCTTAATTACAAGGGTAAGAATAAACCTGCTCAAATGAACATCATTGGCGCAACTTCCCCAGCAACGCTCTTCATTAGTTCATCTAATGATCTAAGTTACGCATCAGATGAGCTAAAGTCTAGTGGTAAGGATAAACCGTTTGACGATGTCTACACACCGCTTTATCAGCGAGATTTTGAGTATCAGAAATATTTGTGGGCGTTGGTGTATAGTTATGGTCGCACAAGATTCGCTAATAAATTCCCAGAGTTCTATGCTTATATCCAGGAGAATTATAGATATCTGAGAGATGATCAGAAGGATGCTATTGATGCTCTTGATGAAAATAGCATTAATAGTTATCCTCAACTCTCATTGGATGGTAACACCGTAGAAGTTCTAGGTCTCAACTTCCATAAGAGTAGCGGACAGAAGAATGAAGTAATTTCTAGTGATTTTACTATCCAGTCAACAATCTACAAGGGTAAGAAACCTCTTGTATTGCCTGTTAAACAGGGTAATGATTACACGCAATTGCGTTATATCCAGGATAATTGGGAGAAGCAATATCATGCACCATATTACGATCGCTCAACAATCAGCGACCGAGTTTTGCCTCACACTTCTGACAAATATCCATACCTCACAATTGGAGATTTTCTGGAGCCATCAATTGTGTCGATGCCATATGAGTTAACTGACTCATTCTTTGATGGCAACATCAGAGATAAAAAGCAGACATTCTTGTTGCCATTGACTAGTCGTTTCTTTGAGTTCTTTACGGTCGAAGAATTGATGGGTACAATGCCAGATGGAGCACCGATGATTGAAATGCGTCCTCTGGCTGGCGGAAGTGTTGTCGTGACACTGCGTATTCCAATTCAACGCTCACGATATATAAAATATGAAAGAGAGTATCTTAAAAACAACACTCCTGATGAAGAGAACAATCAAGGTGGCGTAGTTGAGAGACGATTTGGCTTGGGTGTAATGCCGTTGATTGAGTTCTCTGGTAGTGCTGATCCATACTATCGTGTTGCATTCTTTAGCAAGAGTAAGCAGCGCAGTTTAAGCTTTGATGGCGATTCTACATGCAAGGTTAAATCTCATGTTGTTCGTCGAGATTCAGCGGTTAACTGCAGTATTGAGTCTTATGTTTTGGAGTCAACATTCAATCGTATTTTTGTTGAGACTGATTCTGTGCGCAATGTTGTTATTCCAAAGTTTGTCAAAATGAGCAATGCTACGCAGTTTACTTTTGCGGTAGACTTTGGTACGACTAACACGCATATTGAATATTCAATAGATGGAAGCAGAACATCTCACGCATTTGATATTGCCAAGGTAGAGCAGCAGTTGCAGCGAATGCATAAGGATTATGGCGCAGATCGCGATATTCAGTATGCATTTGCGGATGCGTTTGTGCCAGAGACAATAGCGAATGGAGATGATTATTCATTCCCTATGAGAACGGCATTTGCAGAGTGGGTAAACATCGATTACAAACGGCAGACTGACAGCTTGGCTGATGGAAATATTCCTTTCAGATACGAAAAGGCTGCCATTCCTCAATACAACAAAGTTAAAACTGACATCAAGTGGACAAACAAAGAGAAGGAGCGAGTGCGTCTTTATTTAGACAATCTGTTCTTCCTCATGCGTAACAAAGTTTTAATGAATGGCGGCAATCTCACAGCGACTAAAGTTGTGTGGTTTTATCCAGTTAGCATGACCAAAGCAAGATGCGATGCGTTCTCGACAATCTGGTCTGATTTGTACGCAAAGTATTTTGGCGGGGATGCAGATTCTAACTTAATAAAGATGTCAGAGTCGGTGGCACCTTACCACTATTACAAGAGCCAGCGTGGTTTAAAGTCTAATGCAGTTACCATTGATATTGGAGGTGGTACTACTGATGTATATGTGGTTGAGGAGAATGTTCCGAAGATGCTTTCATCTTTCCGATTTGCCGCGAATTCAATTTTCGGTGATGGCTACAACTTTGCTGCGGAGTCAAATGGATTCGTTAGTGCATTTAGAGATGAGATACTGAATATCCTTGATAGTAATGAAGGCATGAATGATATCAAAGATGCTTTCAAGGCTATTCAGAATGGGGAGAACTCAAATGATATCATAGCGTTCTTCTTCTCGCTCTCAATGAACAAGGCAATACGAGATAGAAATGTGCCTATTGATTTCTTGTCAATGCTATCTAGCAATGATAAGTATAAATATGTCTTCATAGTTTTCTATGGCGCGATATTGTACTATGTGGCAAATATGATGAAGGCGAAAAACATCGCACTTCCTCAAACATTGGCATTTAGTGGAAATGGATCAAAGACTTTGAAAGTATTGTCTCCTAATAACGATACTGTTGCAAAATTCGCTTCTCTCATTTTTGAGAAAGTTTATGGTGTAAGTTATAGCGAGAAGAATATGAAGCTTGATATCATATTTGATGAGCAGCCTAAACTCGCAACTTGTAAGGGAGGTATTGCTCATCGTAACAATCTGACATTTGAAGATGTCGAGGATATCAAGGTGTCTTTGCTCGGTACAAATACAACTGCATTCGCAGATGGCTATCTTTATAAGCAGATTCAGTCGACCGAAATTGAGGCGGTTGCTAGCCATGTAGCCCAATTTATTGAGTTTATTTTTGCTATCAATTCCGAGAACAAGAATTTCTTTGTAACCAATCTTGCTGCTGATGCTGGATTAGTAAACAAAGTGAAAGCTATTTGCAACTCTGACCTGGTAGAATATACGAAGCAGGGACTTGAGAAAAAGTACGAGGAACTTGAATCTTGGGGAGCAAGTGGAGATGCGGAGATAGAGGAGACATTATTCTTCTATCCGATTGTAGCGATGTTGAGTAATTTGGCTCGTCAAATAAAATAG